ACTATGTACAAGACTCTCTAGCTCATTATTAACTTTTTTAAGTTCCATTGGATCGAAACAAACAACGCAACCATCTCCATCAGGATCATCAACTTCAGCGGTAGTAGCAAGTGCTTTGATATTTCGTAAAAGAGCAATGGTTCTATCTTGAATCCATCCTGGTATTTCATGAAGAGCCATTGGACTAACACCTGTAGTTAGCCATTCAATAGGCACCTGAAGCGTGTCTGCCAACTTAACCAAACGGTCAACATTTGGGGTGCTCTCCCCCGCCATGTATTTTCGTAGGACAGCTTCCGATATACCACTCTCGTGGGCAACAGACCGTGCACTTCTCCTACCCATACTTTTTAGCAGGCGATCTGCGAAGCGTCCGTTTCTATCCATGAGAAAAGGACGCAGAACCGAATACAACCCATGTAATGTCCGATTCGGCATAACACATTGATATTTCAACAATAATCATTAGCCGACCTCCAAAATGCGCACAAAAAGAAACGGACGCGCATATTTATATTGCATTGCGCACATTCATGCGCTACATTTTGGGCATGCCAACGATACAGCAAAAAATAGACAGCCCTAAAATTAAGGTCAACAGACCTCAAACAGGATGGCACCCAGCGGACATAAAAGCCGCACTTGAAAAACGTGGCATTCGGTTGGCCTGGCTGTCCCACGATGCCGGTTATTCACGCAATGCCGTATCAGACGCTATCAACGGCAAATGGTGGCCAGCTATCGAGCGCATCATTGCTGATGCTCTGGACACTAAGCCGTGGGTGCTGTGGCCAGAGCGATATAACAATGATGGAAAACCTGTCCAACAGGGCAATCCCAATATGGTGAAGTTAAGCCATGCTGGCCGTCCGCGCAATGTCGAACTTCAGTTGGTGAAATAGACATGAACCGCTCTGTGAGGATTGATGTATGGAGACTGGAAATTGCACTTGAGGAATATCGCAAACATCCAGAACGGCGCATGGGTGTAGTCGCGTCAATTTCCGGAGGATGGTTTATTGATAAGAAGGATCAATCGCCCAAGAAAAGCTCTGCACGTGGATTTTCAGCATGAGAAGAAGACCTGACACAAAAAGCGGTGACTTGTTCGCTATTCCATCGGCGCCGCACGATGTGCCAGGCGCGTTAAATTTTGATATGCAGTTGAGGCATATTCTCAGCCAGAGCCTTAAACAATCCCCGAAGAGCAGATACGAAATCGCTGCTCATATGTCAGAATTGCTGGGCGAAGACGTGAGTAAATATCAACTGGATACCTGGACAGCGGAAAGCAAGGAAGGATGGAGATTCCCGCTTGCTTATCTCTGCGCTTTTGAGAGCGCATGTGAAACACACGCCGTTACGCAGTTTATATCTAAAAAGCGCGGCTGCACACTGAACATAGGCGATGAATCGTTGGCCGCAAAGCTTGGCCAATTGGAAATGCTACGAGCTGAAACGGCCAAGCAAATAACCGCCATAAAAAAATACATGAGAGAACGGTGATGAAGGAGTGGTTCACAGCCGCTGATATTGCAGGACTGGAAGAACTTCCGCGAACTGAGCGAAGAATACGATCCAAGGCAAATCGCGAAAATTGGAAGAAGCGAAAACGCACCAAAGGCAAGGGATTTGAATACCACATATCCAGTCTGCCAGATGCTACACAGAAACATATTCGCCATCACCAAGCTGTGGCGACCGCCAACGAGCTCATGCAACAAAAAACGCATGATAATGTAATTAATCCAGAGATCGTTCCAGATGTTAAGACACGCGAGCAGCTTGCTGATGAGCAGGCGGAAAAGGCCAAAATGAAGGCGCGCAGTATGGCGGAATTCGCCAGCATTCCAAAGTGCGACCGAAGGAAGAGGCGAGCACTGGCGCGCAGGCGGGTATTGGATTCATTCTGGGCTTTTAGGCGCGGTCACCATTACACCAAAAGGGCCGCATTAGCCGGGTTTACTGATGCTTTTTTTCAAGGTGACATCCATGTTCCTGATTGGGTCTTGGAGATGATGCCTGTATATAACAAGCGCCGGGGCTTCACCATTGCTACGCTCATCAAGTGGGAACATGACTATGATATGCGCGGCATCATGGGTTTGACTGATGGCTACGGCAATCGCGCACATCAATCCATCATCGAAACGACAGAAGCGCTATTCCGGCTGGTGCTGGGCGCGATGGTCAAGGCGCCGCAAATAAGCGGTCCTTCCATGATTGCATTCATCAAGGCCAAGAACGAGGAGCGCCAGAAAAATGGTGCAGAACAAATTCCCGTTCCATCCATTCGCACCTATCAGAGATTCCGGGTCGCTTGGATTGAGGCAAACCATCAACTGTGGACAAAAATCACAAATCCAGACCTCTGGAAAAATATCTATATGGCCGCAGCAGGGTCGCATTTCGAGAAGATAACGGCGCTCAATATGTTGTGGGAGCTGGATAGCACACCGGCGGATTGGATGCTCAAGGATGGGCGGCATTCAGTGGTTGGCGTGATTGATCTGTGGAGCCGCAGGCTTAAATTCTACGTAAGCAAAACCAGTAAAGCGATGGCGGTTTGCCAACTGACCAGATGGGCTATTCTGGCATGGGGCATGCCGGGCGCTGTGCGCACTGACAATGGTCAGGATTATATTTCCGATCAATATGAACTTGTATTGCATGATCTGGAAATCATCCACGAAATCTGTATTCCATTCGCCTCCGAAGAGAAGGGAACGATAGAGCGTTCCATGCGCACCATGAGCCACGGCATCCTGAATCTTCTGCCCGGCTTCATCGGGCACAACGTGGCCGAGCGCAAGCAGATCGAGGCGCGAAAGAGTTTTGCCAAACGCATCATGACGCCAGGCGAAGTGATCGAAGTGGAGATGACCGCCGATGATTTACAAAAGCATCTGGATGACTGGTGCGAGCACGTTTACGGCAAGGACGTACATTCCGGCATTGGTATGTCTCCCTTCAACAAGGCGCGATCATGGACAGGTCCGGCCCGCCGCATTGAGGATGAACGCGCTATGGATATGTTGCTATGTGAACTCGGTGGTGTCCGCGTCATCACAAAGAAGGGAATCCGTTTCAATAATCACACCTATTTTAATGATTCTATCGGTCTGTATATAGGCAAGCAGGTGTTGTTGAAATACGATGAACGAGATATCGGGCATCTTTATGCCTATGTGGATGAGCAGTTCATTGGCGTGGTGATATGCCATGAAATCCTGGGTATTTCACGGAAAGAAGCTGCTGCCGCAGTCAAGGCTAAGCAGAAAAGGCACATGGCCGAGAAATCGCGGGAAATCCGGGCTTATGGCAAAGCCATCAAACAAAACATCGCCGAGACGGTCCTGGAGCATCGCATTACGCAGTCGGAAAACATTGTGGCTATTCCACACGCATCAGAGGCACACACCACCCATGCACTGGATGAGGCGGGCAAGGCCGCCCGCGAAGGCGACGAACCCACAGCCACCCCGCTCACCGAAGAGGAGCAGGCTGTTTACGAGCGCCTTCAAGTCGATGATGCCGCCGAAAAAGACAACGTCATTGATCTGCCGGACAACGATCCGGTTGCCACCTTCAGGCTCTTTCGGCGACTTGCGGATGCCGTGGAACGTGGTGAACCCATCAAACCAGCAGAGCAGCGCTTCATCGATTCGTATGCAGGCACACTTGAGTGCGAATCAATGGAAAGGTTTTGCGCAGCAGAGTGAAGTGAAGAAAGGCTGCCCGACCGGGCAAGGTCATATGGGCAGCCAGTTCAAGGAGATGACACAATGAGAGCACAGATTTTGAAAGTCAAGAATGTCGCCAGGCTTACGATTGCCGGTGATGCGTTAACCAGTCGCGCTTTCGGCATGCCGGGTATGGGTTTGATTTACGGTCCGACCGGAGCCGGGAAAACAACGGCAACCACTCGGTACATTAACCGGTGCCACGGCGTTTATGTGCGTGCGATGGCGCTCTGGTCGCCTTCGGCCATGCTGCACGCTATCAGCCGTGAACTGGACATCGCACCCGTCCGAAGCCTGGCCACGATGGCTGAAAACATCACGAATAAATTGGCCGAATCTGGCAGGCCGTTATTTATCGATGAAGCCGAT